AGCGTCGGCGTTCTGTTCGTTCTTCTTCATGGTTCGGGTTCCGTCCTTGTTTGCCTCGAGCTCCTCGAACTCGCAGCGGTTCTTCTTCGGCCCTTCCGATCGCGTGCGCACGAAAGCCTCGGACTCCGCCGGGCATCCGGTGATCGAGACCTCCGAGATTTCCCAGTCCACCGCGCGCATTACGGGCGGCGCTCCGGCGGTGCTCTCCACCATGCGCATCTTGTAGATGCGGTAGCCGGCCGAGCACTGCGAGAGGATCCCGTCGGCCACGTCGCGGCGATAGCCGGCGAGGTCGTCGCGCGCGGAGAGTTGGAAGCGCATCACGAGCGCCTTCTTCCCGCCGGCGACCTGCTCGATGCGCGCGGAGCCAGGGATCGACACGCCGCGCACGTTCTCCGCGGCGAAGCGCGCGGGCCCGTAGTTCACGCCGTCGGCGAAGCCGTGGTTGTCGAGCAGGTTCAGGCGCCCCGAGTTGAGGCGGCTCATCCGGAGTTCGCCGTCGTCGAGTCCGAGCTCCTCGAAATAGGGCTCGTCCCAGCCGTTGTCCCGCAGGACGCGCTCGCCGGTCGTCACCTGCACGTCGACCTGGAGCGTCTTCGGATCGAAGCTCCCGCTGCGGAAGAGCGCGGCGGTTGCGACCGGCTCGAGTTCCAGGTGGCGCTTGCTCACGCCCGCGAAGTTGCCCCGTGCAGCGGGACCGTTCAAGGGGTAGGAAACCTACCCGCCGGCGGGAGCCGCTTCCGACTGCGTTCCCTCGCCGCCGGCCGGCGTGCCGGTGCGCAGCGGCACGCGCGGGTCGCTCTCGACCTTCAGCCCGAGCCCGTCGAGCTTCTTGAAGTCGCTCGCGAGCTCCGCGAAGACCTGATCAGGGTCGAGGCCGTCCTCGCGGAGGACTTCGGAGAGCGAGCATTGGCCGGCGCGGACGGCGTCGCGTCGCGCGGGCACCTCGGTCTTCGGGTCGAGCATCGCGCGCCGCGGCGGAGTCCAGGTCACGGCGACGGGCTCATCCATCGGGATCCGGCCGTCCAGGACGCAGGCCTCGACGAGCCATGCCACGAGGGGGTTCAGGATCTGGGTCACGACGACGTGCCATCGGAACCGGTCTACCGTGCGCGCGTTCTGGAGGAACCCCATGCGGGCGCTCGAGTAGTTGACCCCTGACCAGTCGCCCGAGAGGGCCTCGTAGGTAACGTGCGCGCCCGCTGCGACGCCGCGCAGGATCGAGCGGACGTAGGCCTCGTAGCCCTCCACGGACGGCGGGCTCGAGAACTCGACCGTCTTCCCGCTCGGGAGGTTCACGATCGCACCGGGCTCGAGCGTGTCGAGGGGGTCGGAGGGCTTCTGCCCGTCCGGTGTCGGCGCGGGCATTTCCTCGGTGTCGGCGATGTCCGTCACGAAGGCGGTCAGGCAGGCCGAAATCTTCTGCTTCAGGAGTTGCGCGTCCTCGTACTCGTCACCGTCGCGCAGCTTGATCAGGACCGAGGCGAGCGCGGGCACGCCGCGGAGTTGTTTCGGGCGCTTGACGCGGTAGGCGTGCAGGACCTCGCTCGCAGGCACGAGCTTCGACGGGAGGTAGGGCACGTTGCCCTCGCCCGGATGGTTCGGCAGGAGCCAGTATCCCTCGCGCCTTCCCAGCGGGTCGAGTTGGATCGCGTACCGAATCCGGCCGCCGTTCGCGAGGAGCCAGAAGTCGCGGACGGGGTCCAGGTGATCGGGCTCGAGCGTCTCAACCTGGAACGGGAGCGGGAGGCCATCGGCCGCCAGCCGTCGGCGCCGGCGTAGGAGCATTTCTCCCGATTCGATGATCGTGCGAACCCAGAGCGACTGCAGCCCGTACACGTCGAGGCGCCCTTCGGTGTCGATCGAGGTCGTCTCGCAGTGCTCCTTCCAAGCCTGTTGCACGGCTGCGGCGGTGCGAGGGTTGAGGCAGGTAAACCGCGGGATGATCCCGTTGCCGACGATCTCGGACTCGTAGAGTTCGACGACGTGATCCGCCCAGCCGTTGTTGCGGCAAAGGTCGCGGGATCGGTCGCGGAGCTTCGCGAGGCTCCCTTGCATCGAGGTGTTCGGGCTCGAACTCGGCGCGCGCCATCCCGCCGTGCGCCGCGAGACGGCCGCGCCCTCGTAGTGGCGCCCTTGGATGTGGTTCCTCACCGTGTCGACCGCGGCGCGCGCGCGCATGCGCGAGAACTGCGCGCGAGGGGAGAAGACGCCGACCAGATCGTCGAGGGCGCGCCCGAGGTCCACGCTAGAGGTCCTTCCGCGTCTCGTAGTAGGTCAGGCGCAGACCGCGGTGCGAGAGCCCGAGTTGTCGTTTCATTTCCTCGGCGAGGCTCCGCATTTCGGTCAGGGTGCGGTACTCGACCTCGCGATCGCTGTACTTCACGCGCCGCGCGCCGCTCTTGATCGCGCCCTGCAGGGCGGTCAGGTCGTCCGAGGTGTACGCCATCTGGAGAGGAAGCCCCCGCGCCCGGTCCCGGGTCCACCGTCCGGCCGATCGGCTGGCCCTGCCCCGGGCGCGGCGGGGCCCTGGTCATCCTGCGAGGGAGGTTGCCCCGAGGCAAGCCCCAGGACGCGCTCGAGCTCGTCCCACTGCGCCGTCTGGTAGCGGTCGATCCCCGCGATCGCGGCCGCGGCGCGGGCGTAGACCCGGCAGTCGAGGGCCTCGTTCCTCTCCCGGGTCTTGACCCAGGCCGTGACCGTGCGGCGGGCGTGCCCTTGGATCACCCGCGAGACCAACTGCTCGGAGGTCAACTGCCGGAACCACTCCTCCCCCCGCTCGGGGAAGTGCAGGAACCCGGGCGGGAAGGGCTCTCCCTCATGCAGCGGCGGCTGCAGGCGGAGCCAGGAATAGAGTTGCGCCTTCACGATCCCGGTCCCGACCGGCCAGACCCGCGCGCCGCGCTTGCGCTTCTTCCCGGTCGTCGCGACGTCGACCCTCGAGGGCATGCCGACCACCAGGGGCAGATTGTCGCGCCCGCGGACCGCCGCTACCCGGTGGAGCGAGTGCCCCCGGCTCCAAGCGTAGACCGTGGCGGTCTCGTAGCCGGCGTCGCACGCGAGCATCCGCAAGGGCAGGCGGCCGCCTCCCTCGGTCGGCCAGGTCCGGTCAACGACGGCGTCGAGATCCTTCCAGACCTGATCCTCCGCCGTGTCCCCAGGCAGAACGAGGTACTCGACCGACCAGGACTCGAGGCGCCGGCCCCAGGCGACGATCTCGATCTCGAGGCGGTCACGCTGCACGTCGACTCCGCCCGTGATCACGAGGCCGCCGCGTGGAACGGTGCCCTCGCGGTACTTCTCGCGCCTGCGGTAGAGGTTCTCCCAGTCCGGCGCCTCCCCGCGTTCCTTCCAGGTCTCGGCGAGGACCGTGTTCACGAAGACGCGCCGTTGCTCGGGGTCGTCCTTCGAGGCCTCGAAGTCGCGTACGGCGCGCGCCCAGGCGTACCAGCCGAGCGGAGCGTAGAGGCTCGAGAGGTGGAAGCTCCGGACGTGCGGCACCGCGTCGGGGTTCGTCTTCACCCATCGGCCGCCCTCGAGCATCGAGAGCTTGTGCCGCTCCTCGATCGCCGCGGCGCAGGAAGTGCAGCGGTAGACGACGGACTCCGGCTCTCCCTTCTCCCAGGAGAGTCCGCTCCATTCGAGCGTCTGGTAGATCCCGCAGAACGGGCACGGGACCTCGTAGCGCGACTGATCTCCGAGCTCGTAGGCGCCCTCGATCCGCGACGTCCCCGAGAACGTCGGCGTCGAGGTCTTCAGGATCTTGTAGTTGTGGAAGTTGCGCGTGCGCGCCTCGGCGAGTTTCACCGGATCGCCTTCGCCCTCGACGTCGAGCGGGTAGGCGTCGACCTCGTCCATGAAGACGAACCGCACCGGCATCGAGCGCAGGCCCGCGGCGGAGTTCGCTCCGGTCAGGATCAGGATTCCGCCCGGGAAGAGCTTCTCCAATCGGTTGTTGCCGGAGTCGCGCGAGCGCTTGTCGCGGAGTTTTCCGGAGAGCCGCGGCGATTCCGCGAAGAGCGGGTCGAGCCGCTGGCGCGATGCGCGCTTCGCGAGCTCGACGGTCGGCAGCACGAGCATGGTCGGCGCCGGCGATTGGTCGACAATGTAGCCGACCCAGTTGTTGCCGGTCTCCGTCTTCCCGAGTTGCGCGCCAAACATGAGCACGACCTCGCGCACGTCGGACGTCGGCGAGAGGCAATCCATCACCTCGCGCAGGTAGGGCGTGCGCGAGGTGCGCCACTGGCCCTTCTCCGCGGACGAGATCGAGGAGAGGACGCGGTAGCGGTCGGCCCATTCGGAGACGGGGAGCCGCTGATCAGGTCGCAGCGCCTCGGCGATCGTCGCGGCGAGCGCGCGCTCGGCCGTCTCGTGCGGGTTAGAGGTGCTCGACACGCGCGAGGTCCTGGAGCAGGTTCTCGAACTCCTTCAGGAGACGCTCCTCGACGCGCGCCGGCGAGGTCTCGGCCGCTAGGTCGTGCGAGACGCGCACCGGGAGCGAGAGGAGCGCATCGCGGACGTTGCGGAAGGCGCGGAAGAAGAGTTCCCGCGCGCGGGCTGCGCTGACGAGCTCGCCGGCGGCCTGGCGGTAGCGCAACTCGGCGAGGTGACCGGACCAGACCTCGCGGTTGACGCGCACGCTCGCGAACGTGGCCGGTCCGCCATCGGAGAGGACCTCCTCCTTCTTCCCGTCAGCGTCGAGCGGCTCGTCGAAGAGATCGCGCCCGGGGGCCACTGTCGGCGCGGAGTTCTCCTTTTTCGTCTCGAGTT